ATTCGCACGAGATGTTTTATCTTCTTTTTTCATATTACGCTCCTCCCGTGTTTTTTAATTGTTTTGCGTACTCTTCGAGTGGCACACCTAATTTTTTAGCGATTGCTACCTGTGACGATGTGAGTTTCACAGTTTTGCGACCTGGTTTCACGCTTCTTTTAGCAGAAGCAACCGTCTGTACGGGTTCAGTCGTTTTCTTAACATCAGTATTAGCAAATTTATGCGGAAAGTCAACACGGATTCTTTTATCTATTTCTGCATAATATTCATCAGACTTAGGATCAAAACCTTCTTTGTCTACTAAATCTTTATGAATTTCGAACGCTGTATATGTCATAGCTCTATCTTGTCCAAACCATGAGTTTTTAGCAGCCCAAGCTTCAGCAGTTGGATCACTCGGTTCAGCTTGTGTTCTAGGTTGTTCAGGAGCTTTAACTTCTGAAGGTTTAGACACTGCTGTTTCTCTCGCATCTTTTGTTTGCTGTAGTTTAGCATTCTCAAATGAAAGAGAAGCAATCCTTTTGTTTGCTTCAACTTGTGCTTTGGCGTCACCGGCATCGATAGCAGCAGCTAATTCTTTTTGTGCTGCTTCTAAACCTGTTTGTATACTTGCTTCAAACTTTTTAATGTAATCAGCATCAGTCTTTTCAAACCTTGTTTCCAAAGCTTTTCTTTTTTCTTCGACTGATTTAGCATACTCCGTTGCTGCATCTCTTTGTCTTTCAGCTTCACGCATTTTACGTGTAAGCTTAGCTATCCTAGCTTGAACACCTTTACTGTAGTCTTCTAGCTTTTTGTCGTCTTTTTCTTCGCTAGCTTGAACAGTAGGCTGCTCATCAGATTTCTTAGATGTATCATCGGACTTAGTATCGTCTTTATTAGTTTCTTCATTTTTTTCATCTGTCTCCTTTGGTTCTGTTTCTTGTTTTGGCGCTTCGGTATCTATTACCGACTCGTCTTTTTTTTCTTCAACATCGATTTCGGCACCTGGGCCTGATGTATCAATGTCGACTGTTTTTTGCTCTTCAGTTGGCATAGTTCCTCCTATGATTAATATTCATGCAAGATATCCTCTGGATTCTTGATGGTTGCTAAAACTTCGTCGTCATTTAGCAGACGTATTTCCCCACCTTCTATTTTTATTCTTGATCCAGCATAACGGGCAAACATTACCCATTCCCCTTCTTTGCACCAAGGACCTTTAGGATATCTTTCCTTGTCCTTGTAACAATCTGGACCCATTCTTAAAACTAAACCACATTGTGATGCAACTTGTTGTCTCTCCAAGGTTGTTTCGGCCATAATTAAACCGCCTTTAGTTTTCTCTTTCATTTTGAAAGGTAAAACTAACATCCTCCAACCAGTTGGTTGTGGTAGTTTATTTGATAGGTGGATTTTTGATGTCGATGACTGTTCCATGTTGCTCCTTATCTTCTAGCAGGTTAGAGAGTTCCTGTTTAGTTGCCTCTAGGGCATTTATCTGTCCTATTATATAGTTGTATTTCTCCATGCTGTCAATACCCCCGGATGTTACAGCAATGGATAACTCATTTGTTCTTTTAACTATGAACTTAAGTAGTCTTGTTATGACGCTTTCTAATTGCATTTTTACCTTTCTTAAATATAGCAGCGACTTCATTTTTACCCATAACCTTGGCACGCTGTTCACCAACTGTTAGGATTTGTATTTTTCTTGCAAAAGGTTTGTTTATATTTTTTACTTTTGTAACTGTAGCTCTAGCATCTGCAGGTGTTGCAAATTTAATTCCTACTGTATCTCTAGGGTTTTCATCAGTATATAATCTTCTTCCTGAACCTTTTGGTTTTTTACCTGTGCCTACTTTAGGATCTTTTTTTGCCATTAATAACTCCCTTTAATGTCTTAGCTTGAGCAGCGTGTGTTTTAGAGGCTTTTTTTAAACCTTTAATAACTTTTTTAATCGCTTTCTTTTTCTTTAACATTTCCATCTCCTTCTAGCCTGACGTAGACGTGAGTTTGGATCTTTTGCTGCTTTAGGGAAT